TCGAGTTCCTCCTTGCTCCAATATTCTGGCCAGATCGGTTTTCCGCTCGGCATGATCGCGGGAAACTCAATCACCTCCCACTGATCCGCCTTCGCTTCGGCTTGCTGTCGCATCAGACGCGCCGTCAGATCGCGCTCGCTCCAACGCGTCATGATCACCACAATCGCTCCCCCTGGCTGCAACCTTTGACGCGGCCCAGACATGTACCACTCAAAGGCATTGTCGAAGGATGTCTCCGTCAAGTTCTGTTCCGAATGGGGATCGTCGATAATGAGCAGATCGGCTCCCCGACCCGTAATCGCGCCTCCCGTACCCGCACCAAAGTATTCCCCGCCGTGGTTCGTGTCCCACCGTCCCGAAGCCTTGGAGTCCGCGCGCAAACTCACGTCCTTGAAGATCTTTCTGTACTCCTCATCGTTCATGAGGTTCCTCATTTTTCTCCCGAAGCGGTAGGAAAGTTCCGCGGTGTGTGTTGCCTGTATAATTTTTGTTTTTGGCTTCTTGCCCATCAGCCATGCGGGGAACAAGAAGGAGGAGAACTCCGACTTGCCGTGACGCGGTGGCATATTGATGATCAGTCGCTTCAATGTTCCGTTGGCAATCTCTTCAAACTTTTTTGCCATGATTGTGGAGTGGTATCCCCCAATAAAGTCGGGCCAGACAATCCTTACAAAGTGCAAAAAGCTATCTTGCGCCTTGGCGCTGTCGTCGTGCATCGCAATTGCGAGCATTATCTTCAATTCCTCGTCTGAATACTTTTCAAATTTTTTATTTTTTGGTTCCATAGGGACTCCTAAGCCTTTTTACCCTAAAAAAAGGGGTATATCTCGAAAAAAAGGTTTCATATGAAAAATTGCCCGCTGAATATTCAAAACTTAGCCCTTGTGCTAGGCGCGAGCCTATCCCTAGGTATTTTGCGGGGATGGTTTTCCGCTGTTTTCCGCCATTTTTAATATAAAACGTAAGTCCCCCGCCCTTTTCATGGTTATTCCCTAGTTTTCCGCGATTAATCATCATTAACACAGTTCTTACACAAAACTTACACAGTCCGTGTCCCGCGAGCCGTGACTCGTGATCCGTGAGGCTCGACCCAAGTGTAGCCATGGCTATACTTCGTTGCCTTGGCTATGTTGATTGGTTCGTGAACCGTGCGCCGCGCGCAAGTGCGAACCGATCGCGTCCCAACCGATCGCGGTCGGCGGGTCGTGCGTCCCGTGCTTTGTGAGATGAAGGGATCGGGATCCTTCATACAAAAAGAAGCGTCCTCCACGAGGGGGAGGCGCGTGATGAACAATGAAGTAACTGCATCCACCCGACAAATCCCATAGCCTTAAATTCATTGATACTTGATGAGGAGACAGCCTAACTGTATCTCCCCTCGCTATCTTACACTCAACAAAGATTGTATCCACTTGTGGCGCAATGCCGATTAAATCGGGAAAGCCTTGCACTGTTGTTGTCTCTATCCGCATCCAATGCAATAAAGTTATATTCTTCTTTATTAATTGAACAAGTTGTGCTTCTTTCATTTAATATCTTTGTAGTATAATTAATGCGTTTATACTAGGATACATTACAAAGGAGATTAAACATGACGCCAATAATAATTCACAAGAGAACATTCTCTTGCGCGAATGACCATCCTATTGTGTACTATACCTTTGACAAGGATAACAAGGCGATGTGCGAATACTGTGCTACTCACTTTGTTTACGGACCAAAAGAAGAAGAGACTCACTCGGAAGAGATGCAAGACAAACTGGAGCCAATCCCTTGTCCCATGCACGAGGACTACGATGACCTAGAGTCAAATGATGATTATGTAAATAAAATTTTAAAAGGTAGTGGATAATGAAAACAGAGGAAGTTATGAAAATACTAGAAGAAAATAAAATTACGAACGTGCAGCCACCGCACAAATGCAAAGGACATCTTTGCGAGAAGGATGCAATCATTGAGGATCCCAAGGATTATTTTTACTGTGAAGAATGCTATCGATTATACAGCCGCACACGAAAAGATTATTGGAGTCATCCAGATACGACGGGACATGAAGATAAAAAATGAACACCCTATCTAGTTTCTGTGCTACATTATTAATGTTATGCCAACCCTTTATCAATCAGTATGATTTTAAATATACCAACAGTAAAGAGTTTGTTAATGGCATCATACAATGCACACAATCATTTAATGCAGTTATTCCTCCTCAACACCGTGTTGTTATCATTGTTAGTGTGGCGCAAGCTGCATTGGAGTCCGATTGGGGTAAGTCACGCTTCGCTCAATTGGGCAATAACTTCTACGGTATTGTTGAGACTGATCCAACGGAACCTCACATAGAAGCATTAAGAAGTGATACCATTGTTAAAAAATACGGGCGCAAGTGCGAAAGCATTGCGGATTACATTGGCTTATTAAATGCTAATAAACATTTTATCGAATACCAAGAAATAAGAATGAAGCAATATGTAACGGGAGTTATTGATACGGACGCGCTTGTCAGTACTCTTCACGCTTACGCGCAAGATCCATTCTATGTTTACAAGATTAAAGATACAATTAAATACTTATACGCAACATACCCAACTCTTTTTAAAAGACCAACGGAAGCTTAACTAGACTGATGCTCAATTTGTTTTGGTTCTGGCTTCTTAGTATTTTCCTCGCCTGTATTTACTTCTATTACGTTTTCTTCTCCGACTACTCCAATTCCTTTATTCTGTAGCTCACCTAAACGTTTCATTAATTCTTCCCGAGGCAAATTCTCAACAGCGCTCTTCAGTTGAATTGTTGGATCATACAACCCGCCCGCCTTACCGCGCAACTGCTCCGCATTAATGGAAGCAGAAAAATGCTTTTCATCCTCAGCCTTCTTTCCCAGATCATCAAGTCGCGCCAAATGCTTGTCAAGGTTAACGGAATACTTATTCTGTAATTCTTTTTTCATGTCATAAATAGCTTCGGCTACTAGTGGATACTTATTAGGGTCTTGCAACTCATAGGCACTCTTACGGGCAATGGCATCACTATAACCAGCCTTGCGAGCTGACTCCGATCCAGATTGCAAACCCAATAAGGTTTTGGTGCAAAACTCATAAACAAATCTTAATTGCTTTGGTGTAAGTTTCCTGGATTTTCTTCCGTCAACTATTCTTACCATATCACTTCTCTATAAACGTCGGAGTATGTTCCCCGACATATGCTCCCGCAATATTAAAATCAAAATACTCCCTAGCATCCGTCTCCGACATTTTATCTCGAGTCCTCAATATTTGAATAATTTTATTCTTATCATAGGCAATGGATAAGTTGTTAAATGTTTGAGCCACTCCGATGATGGCTTTATCAAATCCGTCCGCCAAGAGCAAATCAGGATAAAATTCTTGTATCTGTTTTACATTCATGAACATGTACTCATTAATATAAAAATCAATAATATGATAACAATAATTTTAAAAAGCATAATTTAAGCCAAAAGTAGTGTCAGGTTGACCAAAAGTAGTGTCAGTATATATTCTTTATTATACAAAGGAAATTCCACTTTTTCAATTTTTACTTACACTACTCTTACACTTCTATTTTTAAAGTAGTGTCAGCATATAGACTATATTACACAACAAAAAACAAAGAAACTTACACTACATTGTCTTTTAGCACTACTAAAAATATTTTTATTTTCAATGTACCCTAGAATAAGTGTAAGAAGTGTCAGGTGACGGCGAGAAAGAAAACAACTTTGTCTTACATCGGGGGACTGATTGATGCCGACGGTTATGTTGCATTGGTCAAGGACAGCAGAAGACCCAATCCCGTTCCCACTATAAAGCTGGAGATGACTGATTTTGCCACCATCCATTGGGTACATCAAAAAATGAATATAGGGGCTCTGTATAGCCATAAAAGGGCTAATTTGAGGCATAACAGAACATACCTATGGCGAGCCACGAACCGCCAAGCATTAAAAGTGGCTAAAACCCTAGAGAAATTCATGCGCCTCAAGCGCAAAAGAATGCATGAAATAATCGCATTTTATGAAAAAAAAGCTTTGTGATGGGGGTAAGATGGTATAATAATATACTATAAATTATAATAAAAACAGAAAGATAGAAAATGAAATTTGAAAAGAAACAAACTTGGTTAACTAAAGATGGTTTTCCTATTAGAAAAACTTTCAATTACATTTGTACTGTTGATGGTAAGACTTATGAAATTAAACACATAAGATCTTACGGCAACAAGTACTCCGTGTATGTTAACGAAGAATGGAGTTTTCATTGTCCTTCTTTAAAAATAGCAAAAGCAAATGTTATTGAATTTATTAATGAAACTAAAGGAGAAAGATAAAATGTTTATAGAATATATTGTTTATGGGATCGTTGATAATTTTGTTCTTATCCTCGGAGCCTTTTTTGGTTTGGAAGTGGAAAAGATTATTCCAAAAAAATACCGCGTTGGTTTAGGCGCGGTTGTCGGAGCGGGATTAGGGAATGCCGCTTCAGATTTCTTGGGCGGCATTACAACTGCCTCTGTTGACTTAGCGGTCGGAACAAGTCTCGGTTGCATCATCGCATTAGTTTTAATCCCCGTCGTTGTTGTCGTGGGAAAACTAAGACGAATTTATAAGGGGGAAAAATAGAATGACACAATTATTTATACAAGTAATTTTATTTGTGGCAATAATCGTAGGACACATTTATTTGTGGAATTTGCCAAGAACTAATGGGAGATCATTAAGTACACAAAAAATTATTGATCACTTAAAACTTGATGGAGAA